TTGATTGATGTATTAGCGGATTTGCACCTTGAGATATATCTTGTTGGGCAGACTGTGCATATTGTGCCTGTTCCGCATTCCTTTTGTCAATCTCTTGAGTTAGGCGGTTTGTATCCATGCGGTGCAATAACAAATCAGTAATTGCCTCAATTTCAGTTTTATTCTGTGAAGTAATAGCCCGTGTATTCTGATCGTTAACCTTAACTTCAGCCATAGTTTCAGTATTATGGGCTTTGGCAGTGACTTCCATAAGTTTGCGTCTTGTAGCGCCTTCTTCTTTAATCTGTGCCACTTGCGCCCGATTATTGATTTCGAGGCCAGCGGCTTGCAACTGCTGCTGAAGCTGTTGAATCATCTGCTTAGACTGAGCCAATTCCATTTGAGCCTGTGGTGGAATGTCTGATTTCTCATCAATCTGAGCCATCGGGTTCATGGCGGCAAGGCGATCTGCGATCACATCAGCGCCTGGAAAGTCCATATTTCGGAATACCAAGTCACCCGCAATATTGAACAGTTCTGCGTTGCCTGTCAGCAAAGGCATCATGCTTTCTACGGCTTGCTGTCTGCGGCTTTGAAAGCCTGGGCCTGTGTCCATCACCACATCATATTCGCCCACAGTCACATCGTTCAGCACTTCACCGATTTCACTTTGCTCGTTGATGGTGGTCATGTCAGGCTGACCATCCGAGCCGATAATCCGCATGACTCGCTGAGTGTCGTAAATCTTGGGGATTAAATCCAAGATGATTTTGCCCGTGTGCCTAATGGAACGGGTCATATTGTCGTAGAAGTGGAAGTTTGACAGATCAACTTGGTTCTGCTGACCCGATAAAGCCTTACCTGAGATGTTTCCGCTTGGCAATTGATTGGGGTCTAGGATGCCCAACACCATTTGCAAGTCTGCGGAAATAGCGCCAGCGGCCTCCATAATGCCTGTAGGCGGTGCTTCAGGCTGTAAACGGGTTGGAGTCGGTGCGGGTTGACCTTCGATGTCTTTTTGTTTGTATCTCAGGACAGGGGTTGACTTAATGTTAGCCATCGCCCATTCGTTCTCATGTCCCTCGTCTTGGCCTTCAGCAAGCAGCCACTTGGCTTTAGGCGCAAGGGCGACACTTTCGGTCATGGATGTGCGCCAGAAGTTGTACATCCGTTGTGGGTCTTTGGCGAACCTAACAAGGCCATACTTCTTACGCTTGTCATCCACAATCACTTGTGCGCCATAGCAAGGCACAACAGGAATGTATTTGCCCGCCATAGTCTTTTCTTCTAAGACCTCGATTGCGGTGCATTTAATCCACTTCACGGCTTTGCGGAAGCTGTCTCGCTCATCAATGACTGTGAGGCCAGCCGCTTCAACACGGGCAAAGAAGTTATCGGAGTCGGCAAAGCCTGAAGTGCCATCGCTCAACAAATAAAGTTTGGCTCGTTCACGCTCGATATAAAAGTATTCAGCGACTCGGATGTCCTCTTTGGTGATCCATGCGGCTGTGTCATCGCCTGTGGAACGCTGTTGGAAGTTTGCCCCATCGTCAGCGCCTGGGTAATATTCCCTAAACACCTTCTTATCCATCACTGTGGTAATCAGGCATCGTTCTGCGTCTGATCCATCAGGCAGAATTGAATTAGGGTCGAAATAGACAGTAAAAGGATTGTCAATAGTGTCAATAAAGATTTCCTGATCAAAGGAATCCTCCCGTGTATAACGGGTATTAATTCGCCAGTAACCCCATCCCATGCGAACTGCATAGTCAAATGCGGTGTCATAGGCGGTGTCAGCGTTGGAGTTCACTTCAATGTGGCGGGTAATGCCCTCGATCACTTGGGCAATCTTGTAATCTGCCAAGTTATTAACAGGGTGAACTTTGATTCGGGGGCGCTGCTGACGCTGTTGATTGGTCACTTGCCTGATATACGCATCAATCTTGTTGATGGTCAGGCATGGGCGGGATTCTAAGTTTCGGCTATTCTGAATCTCAACAGGCCATTGGTCGCCAGCAGCAAACTTAATGTCGTTCAGAGCTTCTGCCCGATTTGTAGAGTCGGCATCATTAACCATGCGCCAGAACTTGATCGCTTCATTGATCTTGTCTTTGTTTCCAGTTTCGTCTTGGTAAGCCATATTCAGCCCTTTATTTCGTGCGTTATTATCTCACTAGCTCATCCAACTGCCAACATTAGCAATTTGTGCTGATTTTTTTCGTTTGGCAGGTTCTTTAATCATAAGCGCAATATATCTAAACGCATCAGCCCCGTGTGAGTAATGATCATGTAATGGATTGCGGCTAAATTGCCCTGTATCAGGGTCAACCTCATATCTGTAGTGTCTCAGACAAGCCAAGCCATCTGCGGTGTGTTCCCTGTCAAAGTAACAAGTCGGGAAGATTGTCCTTGCCGCATTGATTGAATCGAGAATCGGCACTCTTGGCATGATCTGCGTCTTAAACCCTGCGGCTCTTACGATGTCGTCGATTGTTCTTCCTGCTGCCGCCAAGGTCTTATTCTCAGCGTCATGGGGTAGCCAGATGGTGTCATAGACATAACCAAACGTCTGCATGATTGCCAGGTAATACGAAATAGTCTTTTGGCTGTCCTCAATGTATCGTATAAGGCGGGTTTCCATGCCCACAAACTGCAAGAACCAGATAGCGGTGCTATCAGACCATCCAAGGTCAAAAACAGCGTGTACGGGCTTTGTGGCGTCATAAGGCACACGGCAAATGCGCCCATCCTTCTCAGCCTGTTGCATTTCCTTGGCAAAGATTGCCCCATCCACAGTTTGGCGGCATAAACCTTCCCACACTTGGTTATAGGCTTCCTCATCCCTTAATTTTAGGGAATCTTTCTCAAGTTTTAGCGTTTCGGGAAACCAAGGGTTATCGTACCAATTTACCTTCATAGTGATGCAGTCAGCGGGTGGATTAGCCACAAATCTTTGGTAAGTCTCATCTGTCTCTAACTCAGGGTTGAAGCTGATCCATATCTCGCTACTTTCTTTACGAATGGTCGGGATAAGCACATTCCAACTGAGGCGGCTTACTGTTTGGGCTTCCTCCACCCAACAAATGTCCACGCCTTCATAAGACTTGACATTAGCAATATTGTTTTTTAGACCGACGAAGCTGAACTCTGTGCCGTTCTTGCCTCGGATGCTGGCTTGCGTAATTTCATAAAAGCCAAGCAGCCCCAGGCTTTCGATCTGGTCGCTTAACAGCTTATGCACCGAATCCCGCATGGAGGTCATGAACTCCCTAGCGCAAAGAATACGCATTGGGCTTTTAGCGCCAAGAATTAAAAGCGCTCTTGCAATTCCCCAAGACTTAGCGCCACCCCTGCCGCCATAAGCGACTTTGTAACGGCTTTTCTTGAACAGTCCTTCCAGCTTTACTGGAAACTCTGCCCTTGCAATAGCGTCTTGGACTTCACTCATTAGGCTTCACAAAGGTGACTTGGATGCCCTGAAGTGGCTCACCATCTGCGCCTGTGACCTCGGCTTTTACAGTTTCAGACCAACGCATTTGGCTTTTAGTCCACCAAATCAGGCTTGTCGTATCTCCTGCGGTAGCTTTCTGAAATAGCGTTTTGGCAATTTGCCCGTTAGCTTTGGCTTTGCCCATGTCTAGTTCATGGCGGTAATACTTACGCAATGTCTTGTCATCAATGCCAACCAACACGGCAATAGATTCGTGCGGCAAGCCTAATCCCGAACTGGATTCAACCAGCCTTTTAGTCTCATCGGTTGGAATATGCTCGTGATTCATTTTATAAAGGGGAATTTAACCAAATATTACGCATTTTGCATTACTTTTGTCAACAAAGTGGCTTTCTTGCCAGTGAAGTCTTCCCAACGCTTTACTATTACATCGCAATACTTTGGGTCTAATTCCATTAAATATCCATGTCGACCATGCTTTTCTGCCGCCAACAAAGTTGTACCACTACCACCAAATGAATCTAATACTATATCGCCACCTTTTGTATTGTTAAGCATTTGATATTCAAACAAACTAACTGGCTTCATGGTTGGATGTTCACCATTACGAATTGGTTTATCAAATTCCAATATAGTAGTTTGCTTGCGATCAGTTGCCCAGAGGTGGCCAGCGCCTTCCTTCCACCCATATAAGCAAGGTTCATGCTTCCAGTGATAATCTTGCCTTCCCATTACCATGCTTGATTTTTTCCAAATTAAACATTGGCGAACTTTCCATCCAGCATCTTGTGCCGCCCCACGAAAGTTATAACCTTCAGAATCAGCATGCCAAATGTAAAACACGGCTCCAGGCTTCATAACCAGATCTGCGGTTACATAAGCATCTCGCAAAAATTGACGAAATTGATCGTCACCCATACTGTCGTTTTGAATTTTTAAAGCATCTTTAGTTTTGCCCTCATAAGCCACGTTGTAAGGTGGGTCTGTCAACCACATATCTACTAGTTGCCCATCGCATAGCTTTTCCATATCATTAACACTGCATGAATCCCCACACATAAGCCGATGCTTGCCTAATAAGTAAATATCACCTAGTTTGGTAATAGGTTCTTCAGGCGCATCGGGAACGGCATCCTCATCTGTCAAACCTTCCACCACTTCAGGCTCTAGCAGTGCGCTTAACTCTTTGGGGTCAAACCCTAGCATTTCTAAGGCAAACCCGTCTGCCAGTAATTCATTCAACTCTATGGTCAGCATTTCATTGTCCCACCCTGCATTAAGTGCCAGGCGGTTGTCGGCAATGATGTAAGCCTTCTTTTGGGTTTCGGTCAGGTCTGCCAGTTCAATGGTGGGAACTTCTTTAAAGCCCAACTTACGGGCAGCCATAAGGCGACCATGCCCCGCAATGATGCCGTTTGATCCATCAACTAGGATTGGGTTAGTCCAGCCAAACTCTTTAATGCTTGCCGCTATCTGTGCCACTTGTTCATCTGAGTGGGTGCGGCTGTTTTTTACATAAGGAATTAGCTCTGTGACTTTCTTTTGAGTAATTTTCACTTTTTAGGCTTTTGTTTGGCTTTTTTCTCGGCTTCACGCTTTACCGAATAGGCAATTGCCACCGCTTGCTTTGGTGGCTTGCCTGATTCGATTTCTTGCTTAATGTTGGCTTTTAATGCCTTTGGGGTCATTGATGCGATCAAAGGCATTTTGTCACCTCAATTAAGATGCGCCATGAATAATGGCAAAGTTAATAATCACGGCTTCAGAATATGAAGTTGATGCAGTCAAATTACGCAATGTGATTAAAGCAGAGCCAGCAGCTAAGTAAGAAACGTAAGTAGTGTAAGCACCAGCGGCACTTCCAGTTGTATTGCTAGAAACACAAACAATCATTGTGTCATTTGCTGAAATTAAGCTGTTGGTCAAGATAAACGACACGGCAGTAGAGCCAGCCAATGCCGCATTGTTCATTGTGATGCGACCAGCAGACTTGTTCAGAGTTACCCCTGTTGACTTGTCTGTTGCTTGAGTCACAGTGCCTTGTGCGGCTGCTGAATAGCCAAGTTCTGCGCTGGCATAGCAAGTTGTGAATTCGGGGTCAGAGTAGGCTACGCCTGTTGCTACTGAGTTTGACATGATGTTCCTTTAACAGTTCCAGTTTTTGAGGGATGCCTTAGCCCGTTCTGCTGGGCCTTTGGCGTTTTTTACTACCCCTTCCATCCTAGCGCAAAAACTAGCCTTTCGACCAGCGTCTGCTTTAGTTTTTGGATTTGGGGCGGGTGGCTTTAAATTAGAGCCATTTTTAGCATTGTATTCGGCACGACCCTTGGCTGTCATCCCTGCACCCTTTTCTGTTGGGTTGTAGGTCTTGCCCTTGCCTGTCGTCTTGTGCGGAATTGGCTTGTCGTGCTTTGCCATGATTATTTCTTAGCAGTCTTTGCAGATTGTTTGAAAGCATCGGCAGTAGGTGCGCCCTTTGCGCCTGGTGATCTCATGCGCTCTACAGGCTTTCCTGCGGCTTTTTCAGCCTTGATTCGCTCTTGTTTAGCATGGATATTGGCATAAAGCCCAGGTTTAGTAGCCATTTATTCCTCCACAACCGCACAAATGTCGGCCTCTTGAATGATTTGGTAGTCCTGACCATCAATTTTCTGAGTAGGCCAATTAAGATAATCGCCATTCCCATACTTGATGAAGTCGCCCACCTTCACATCGTAAACCTTTGGGCCAATTGCCACAATAGTTCCTTCGTTAAAAGGCTCTTTGTTGTTTACAAAAATAATGTCGGATAAGTTCCGCACTTGTGGCTTAACCACAACACGATCACGCAATGGAGTTAGCATTTCTTTGGTCTCCCAGGCTTGCGGGGCGCTGTGACTTCAGTCATTTGGTCAGTCATTATGTCGTAAACAGGCAGTTTAACAATCTCGGCTTGTAACGGCTGATGCTGACCGCACCAATCGGTGTGATGCTTGTTTTGTATTTGTGGGCTAAAACGACAAATGCCCATGATTTGCTGATTCTTGAAGAATCGGCAGTTTCCACAATTAGAATGTGACTCAGCCATTCAATACCTCTTTTATTGCTTGGTTAGAAGCGCCCCTAGATTGTCCGTCTAAGGGCGTTTCGCTTTACTGATAAGACTTGCGGTCGTGAGTATAGCAAGAGCCTTCACGCTTGCCGCCTTCAAACTTCTCGTCTTTGCCCATCTTGTTGCTCATGGCATCAGGGATGTTGTTTTTAACGCTGCCGTTTGATTTCATATCAGGAGTGGGGTTGCCAGCCATTTTTGCGCTGTTGCCGTAGCCCATCATGTCTTTGGTCAGTTTTTTCATGGTAAATCCTATTTAAGGGTAAGTAAATACAAGGTTGAATTGATCAGATCAGCAATTTCATCAACGATGTTTTGCAGTTCTGTGTCTTGGGGGATTTCTTCACGGGCTTCCTGAACAAACGCTTTAAGTTGTGTCAGGTATTCCACAGGCGTTTCTTGCGGCTGGTGTAGCTCATCAGGAAACTTTTTCATTCGTGTGTTGTAGCGGCCTTGGTAGCTTTCTGCCAAGGAATCTGCTAAGTCAACAATTTTAGGGTAAAACTTACCCAGTGCTTTATGGGTAGCGTATTCCCGTGTTTGTAAATGCTGAAAATGGGTAATCGTGCCACTGTGAAACAGAGTAGCTACGAACTCGGCAACTTCAGCATTTTTATCCATGATTCCACTATAACAAAAAAAATGGGGGAATAAAACCCCCTAAAAAGGCAACTGCGATGCCTATTCCAATTCTACAGTAAAAGGCAATGGAACTTCCATAGGCCATTTATTTTGATGGCAAAGAGTTAAAACTGTCCCGATATGGGCTTCTGCCCACTTCTTTTGACGTTCCTCTTTGGTCATGTCCTTGCCTTGGTCTATTTCGTAATGGCACTTTAGGCATAGGGCAGCCACCAAGTTGTCATCAGCCTTGATTGCTTTGCCCTTGCCACCACCCCAATTACTGTGAGCCGCCTGAACGCCATTGTCCATGCCACAGCTTTGACAGCAGAGTTGTGCTACTAACTTGAGGAGTTTCTGGCTTCTCACGTACTTGTGCTTCGGGTATTGCATATTCTTTGGTTAAAAATTTATGTCCGTTGAGACACATTCGTCTGCGAGTAATGTACTCGTTGGTTGATCGTGTATCTAAGACTTTGAGGTTTTCTGAACTACAGCGAGGACACATCATAATATTACTCCGTTGTTTTAACGCCAAGGCGCTCACTTGCTTGCTCTGACCGCCAAATATCTGATTTCATTTGGGCGGCAAATAACTTCCATTTCAAAGTTTCTTCTTGCTCAATTGCCATTGACAATCCATGCAAAAGCTCTTGGTATTCAGGGTGAGCATAGGCTTCACGCTCCTGTGCAACAGCGGAATCTATGCCCTTGGTCATTGCTTCTTTCATTAGCAAAGCCTTTTTGGTCTTCCTAAATTCTTCAAGGTAAACCCGTTGCGCTTTGGCTGCGGCAAACTTTGGCGCTTGCTCAAGGATAAATTCGATGGCTTTGTAGGGTGCTTTCATTTGACCACCTCAATCATTCTTAATGCGGCCTCAGGCCCATCAACACGGCACAAGGTACTACCTGACCAATTCTCAAAAAAATCGGCTTGTAGCTTCGTTAAACGCTTTTTAGGGCCATCTTTGATTTCCATGAGGAATGTGTGACCTTTGTACCCCACCAAAAGGTCAACGGGTAGGCCAATAATCCACACATAAGCGCCAGCGGCTCGTAATGCAGAGACTACTTGTATCGCATTAGCGTCAACTCTTGCGGCTCGTCTCATTTTGAATCCTGTTCATGCGT